TTACAAGCGCATGGAGTCGTTCGACCGGATGCACGTCAGCGACCTGCGTGAAGGTGACACGTTACTTCAGCCTGAACGCATCGCGTTTGGGACTAGGCACGTGGATGCAGATCGGATGTATGTCGAGGCGCTCGCACTTGCAGACGGCTGGACGAAGGCCAGCAAGAACCCGGAACTTCCGTATGTTTGCTTTTACGTGGCAGGCCGCGATGGCAAGCGCAAGGAAGCGCAGAAGCATGAGGTCAAGGCGATCTGCGAGCGACTCGGTATCGAGACGCTCTGGCATGCTCGGTACATCACCATCAAGGATCGAGAGTGGGCTACGCGTATCGCTGGACTAGGATCGCGTGCTCGTTTCAAACATCTGGAGACCATCAACCTGGACGAAGTGACGGCTGCTGCTGCATTGCGCGGCCTGATGGCTGACAGCACGCAGAACACTGGCAGCACAAGTCGAACTTTCTCGTCTACGAGTCGGACGCTGATGCTCCAGGTACGTGTACTTCACCGTATGCACGGCAAGTTCACGAGCGTACGGATGCTCACGCCAGAGCAACACGGAGGTGCCGGCAAGCATCCGTTATGGCGAGTCGGGCAGCGGATCGGAGAACGTGCTGGAACAAACCTGTTTGTGAAATCTATTGAGCGCGCCGTGCGCAAGGTGCCGTGCTGGGACATCACGACCGACGACCACTACGTCTACTTGCCCGAGCACGATGTCGTTGTGAGCAACTGTGACGAAGCGTCCATCACACTTGCAGCCGCAATGCTCTGCATCGGCATCCCTGTCATGATCATCGGCAGCAGTCACAAGGAACCGTACGACGTACCGACACACGTGTTCATGGCGTTCCAAGACGAATTGAACGACTGGGTGCGCATGGATGGCACGACGCAACATCCGGTTGGACAAGTTGCACCGCATGCACGGGAGTGGTGGGTGGAGCCTGGCAAAGAGCAGAAGGAACAGGGACAAGGTGACTTCGTCGGGATGACGAGCACCGAAAGTGGCGATCTCGGCGCTCCCAACGACGCGTTCGACTTACTTTTTCCTGGCATCCGTTAGTCGTACGCGCGTATGACAATTACAGGCGATCATGCACACGATACGATCGATCTACAGCCATCGTTAGTGCAGTGACGTCCGGTGTCGCTGATGAACGGTAAGCATGTGACTCTTGTACGATTTGTGGTGCACATGAACGACATGTGCACATGCGAGTGTGCACACCCAAAGACGTACGAAAAATCAACTGCTTGACACGTCGAGGGCGCACCAGAATCCTATCTGTGCCGCACATGGCGCTTTACGACACTCGAATTGCCGAACTCAGCCGGCGAAGCAGACGCGTATCGCAACGAGAATCGGTTGCACCGAGTCATCTACGTCGAGACTCTCTACCGACTCCACCGGCGGTTGCACCGAGTCGTCTACGTAGGCGCAGCTCTCTACCAACTCCGCCTCCGTTTGCTCGTCGTTCGTTCACATCGCCATCGAGAATCATGCCTCCGTCATCGAGAGTAGTACCTCCGATGGAAGAGGCAGCTCGTCGTTCGCGTCCGCCGATGAGCATTCAAGCGCTCCTCTTCGATCGCGATGCAGGCTGGACTGCCAGCAAAGCGAAGGAGTGGGCGAAGAGTCACGGCTACAAATACGGGAAGGTGCACGTCACCGACCAGTATGTCCGCATCCGTCAATTCGATCCGAAGGGCCTCAAGGTCAAAAGGACCAAAACGCTCGGCCGGGGTATCCGCGCCGTAGTTGCACGAGAGGAAGACATGGGAGCAGCCAAAGAGGAAGTTCGTCGCGGTCGTTCGCGTCGCGCAGCCAAGCCAGCGTTCGGTTCGCCGGAATGGAGGGCGATGTATCCCCGCAGGAGCAAGAAGAGCAAGGCTCGTCGCACTCGGGAAGCCCCTGTTGCTACCGAAGCACGTCGACGTCGCCGCACTCGGGAAGCACCTGTCACCACCGAAGCGCGTCGTCGGACACGTCGCACTCGGGAAGCACCTGTCACCACCGAAGCGCGTCGTCGAACACGTCGCACTCGGGAGGCGCCCGTCACCGAGGCACGTCCGCGTCGACGTCGTGCTCGTGCACCGGCTGGCTACGTGATGGAGGAAGCTCGTCCCCGTCGTCGGCGCAGCCGTCGTACGCGTGAGGAAGCGTGGCGTGGCGACAAGTCCGGTCACCGCAAGGCTGCGAAGAAGGGCTGGGCAACACGTCGCAAGGCTGCGAAGAGGGGACGCAAGGCGCGTGAAGAAATGATGGAGGCGCGTCCGCGTCGTCGTCGCAGCTACCGATACAGCGAGGAAGCTCGCCGACGTCGGGCACGCGAAGAAGAGATGATGGAGGCGCGTCGTCCGCGTCGCCGTCGCTACCGTGCCGGCGAAGCTCGTCGCGGAAGCTCGGGCATGGGTGAGCAGATTGGCAAGCTGGCGATCCGCATCGGATCGGCTGGCGTCGGCTTCATCCTGGCCGACATGTTCGACCGGTATCTCGCGACCTACAATCCGGAGAAGGAAGCTCCGGAGCACAAGTTCACGAGCACAGGCTCGGGCGCACTCGCCAACACGCTCAATGTGGCATCGCCTCCTAGCGCTGTACGCATCGTGGCCGCTCTCGGATCGACCGTACTGCCGGCCATCGCGTCGGTGTACGTCAAGAACCCGTTCCTACGCGGCTCACTGGAAGGCGCGGCCATCGGCGCTGGCGCAAAGGCACTCTCGTTGTTCTTCAGCAACGTGCTGATGCCGATGCTCAAGCCGAAGGAGCAGGACGACAAGACGCTCCAGAAGAGCGTGGTTGCTCGGCTCTACCCGGCCGAGGTTGCTGCTTCGATCAACCTGTCGCAGAAGCCAGTGCAGATGGCGGTTTCCAGCGCCGGCTCCGGTGCACTGTCTGGTGCTCCGGCCGACGTCGGACCGTTCGCAGTCGGCGGCAGCTCGCCGTACGCAGACACCGCAGAAGCACTGCGCAAGCAGGCCGGCATGGCGGATCAGACCGGCGTGGATGCACCGTGGCGTTACGAAATGCGACATCCGCACGTCGAGCAATGGCGGTACGCGCATCCGTACTACCAGCCTGGTGGCGCCGCTTCGTTCAATCTGTGGAGCCGGCGCTGGGCACAAGCTGGATATCAGCCTGCGTACCAGATCCAGAGCCCACCGCATCGGCATCACCACCACCACTGCATGTTCCGCGCGAAGGCGATGTTCCCGACGTACACCGACGCGCAGCTGCACGCCTGGTGTCATGCGCGGCCGCATCACCTCTACCCGTACCTGTACGAAACGCCTGTCGCTGCTCCTGCAACCACACCGGCGCCCACGACTACGTTCGGGTTCAGCCAGGGTCCGGAGGCTCCGCCGCCTCCGCCTCCGCCACCGCCTCCTGCGGCGGCACCTGAAGCGGCAGCACCTCCGCCTCCGCCTCCGCCCGCAGCGGCAGCACCGCCTCCGCCGCCTCCGGCAGCGCCCGCATTCGTGCCTGCACCGCCTCCTCCGGCTCCCATGCCGCCTGCGGCAATGGAACCCCCGCCTGGACCGCCCGTTACTGAGCCTGGACCGCCAGCCTACGTGCCTGGCCCTGGCTCGGTCGTCGGACCTGGCCCCAAGCCGCTCAACAAGGAGTGCGCTTGCCTGGGCGACAACAACCAGTTCCTCGGCTTCATCGGTGATGCCGAGGAGAAGGACACCCTGTTCAACAGCAGCAGCAACGGCAAGTGAAAGTCCCGCGTCGGACCTGAGAAACGGCGGGCATAGGAGAGATCATCATGGCAAAGAGTATCGTTGCAAAGAAGTCTTCGAGATGGGGACAGGACCGTGAGAAGGTTCGAAGGGTACCCTTCGGACTCGGCCAGCCCCCTGGAACGCCTGGTGCTGCGGAGAAGTGCCTCCGCTGCAGCTTCGGCAACATTCCCGTCATCGAGGAGGTCGTCTGGACGATCCCCTTGCCGCTGACTCTGGAAGAGGCCACCTCGACGTTCGGCGACACGGTGAACCTGCTCTCGGGCAGCTCCGCTGTGCCTGGCGTGCAGAGCATCGACAGCACGTTCCTCATCAACGGCATCTTGCAGACCGACATTCTCGCCCAGGGTGTGGGCGTGCATGTTTTCTGCGAGCCGATGAGCTTCAGCACGATCGGCAACGCATTCGCGGCGCCGAGCGTAACGACAGCTCCACCTCCGTCGCCGGATGTGTTCACTGTGAACGACATCGTCTCTTCCGCGATGGGTTCGGGAGTGAAGACCGACGGCAGCAACTTCACCCCCGCCGACTTCGCATGGGGCTCGGACGTCTGGCGTGCAGGCTGGAATTTCATCAACGCCTACCAGTTCCAGTGGAAGACCAGCCAGCGTGAACTGGTCCTCAACGAGCTGGCGGCCGACGTCAGCTACTTCGGTGCGTTCGCAGACGCAGAGGCGTCTGGAACGAGCGAAGTGCCCATCATCGAATACGTCGCTACTGCCAACGCGCAGTATCGTTCGAAGGGATCGGCTACGATCTTCTTGCCCGTCACGCATCGGCGTGTCGGCAGCGCCAACGGTGGTAGCGCCACTTTCAACGTTGGCATCTTCCATCCGACGCGTGACTTCGATCTCGCGCCGGTCACCTGGGGCGGTCTCAGGTGGCAGGGATACGGCTGCCGTGGGCAGATGTATCGTCCGATCGAGTCGCCGTGCTTCCTCGAACGCGGCATCCCCATCGGCATGCTGTTCGTGGCTTCGGACGCAGTGCATCAGGCAGCAATGCTCGAAGCACTGACCATCACCAACGAGCCGCTCGGCACCAACATCCAGGTGGATGCAAACCTGTCGTGTACGACAGTGGTAGCGGCGACTGCAACACCCGGAACTCCTGCGGTGACTCCCTTCACGGCGGCCACCACCAACGTCATGCTGGAGCAGACGCTCGATGCGGCACCTGTCTACGTGCAGCAGCAGGTCAACATCTGCCGCGAGGTCTTCAAGGGCGGCGTGCTCAAGCTCGGCATCAAGATCAAGGGCTGGGAGATGCCTGGCGGCTGGAAGGCGTACTGCCAGTCGTCGATGCCTCAGATCATGTCGCCTCAACAGGCCGCCTGATCCACAACCCTGAGTGACGTACACGGGCGGCGTGGCGAAGGCCGAAAGGCACGCGCCGCGACCGCCCGTTGTGTTTTGAGCGCCTGAAGGAGATCCGATGCAGCCGCGTGACCAAGACGTTCGTAATCTCGCCTTGTGGGCTCCTCGCATTGCATACGCAATGATCGCGGGCGTCCCTCGGGTTCCGTTCATCGACGACATCCTCATCCAGTTCTCGTCGTCGGTCGTCAATGCTCCACCCGTCGCCGAGAACTTCGACAACAATCTGACGCAGGACACGATCATCGAGCGGGTTTCCTTCAATCTGTTCCAACAGAACAGCTTCCCTGGCAGCCCTCTCCAGTCGCTATACTTCAACCAGCTCAAGCAGTCAGGGCTGACAGGGGTAGGCGTCAATCTGCAAGTCTTCGGCGGACCGAAGTATGCAGTCAACGATAACTTCACCGATCTGGGCAACCTCGTCGACGTGTTTGCTGCTGCCTGGCCGAGCGGCTGGCCGCTCTACAAGCAGAGCAACGTCAAGGCGAGAGCCATCCTGACACAGACGCCGGTGAGCGTGCCGTACGAGATAACGTTGTCCTTCTTGGGATGGCAGTTTCTTGACAAGAGCATCGACGATATGAGCGATGCGGAAGCGCGAGAACGACTGCGCAAGCTCGGCATCGAGACGCCGGATCTCACCTCTATCTTGCAACCGTGAACCATGGGAGAGCGTACGGACAACGTCATCCGCCTTCAGCGACACCCTGATGGGGTAGCCGCAGGGCTCCGTACTGCTCTCTGTGCCGGCCGCTACGAGATTGTCACCGCAGGACCGAATCTAGAATTCGGCTTCATCGGCAGCGATCCGTACGGCACGAATGCGTACACGGGTCTGGTCGTGCCGTCGACGTCTAGCAACACATTTGGCGGCGCTCGCTACATGCTCCTGCTCGCAAGAGCTAGCTTTCAGTCGGGCGAGCAGGGCGTACGCCTGGTCGGCATTCGCCAGTATGCAGAGCTGGTTGCACGCGTTCCTGTTGGAGAAGGGGGACAGACGGCCACATACCGACGTGAGATCAGAAGTCCGCTCTGGCATCCGCCGGATGGCGACATCTCCTGGCACGTGATGATGGTGAACCGCACTCGGCGTGACACACGCAACCCTGCCAACACCGACGGCTGCATGTACCAGGACAGTCGATCGCCGGCGCTTCTCTATCAGACGATCGCAGGTCCACCGTTTGCTCCAACTGCGTACACACCTCCCAATGGAGGCAAGCCGTGGGGAACACCACTCGCAGCAAGCCTCGGCAACATCCACGAGCTGCGCTACCGATGGCGAACCGATCAGAGTGAGCGCACGCTCGACATTCCGTTGCCGCTGCCGTGTGATGTGCTCCTGGTTGCGAGCGTGCGACAGAACGATGTGTCGACGAACCCAAGCAGCAACAGCTTCACCGCAAACCAGTTCTCTGCACTCTGTCACGAGGATCAGTTCCTTACTGCATTTCATGAATACGCTAAGTACGGCGCCATCGTCGGTTCGTTGGTGTTCGACCAGAATCTTGGGGAGAACGTGCCATGAGCGCTTTGCGAATCGTCGGAAGCGGACTGGGATACGCGCTATTTGCCGGAGTTGGCGGAGTCATCGGATCTGGGATCGGTGAAACGCGATCACACACAGTGGAGAGCGCAGTAGGTGGAGCGCTCGTAGGAAGCGCTATTGGTGCACTTCTCGTTGGCGTGCTCGTAGGTGCAGGCAACAAGAGTGAGTGCGAAAATCTAGCCAATCCGAGGTTCCCGTGACTCCTGCGCAAGCATCTGGACGCTACGACTTCGTGACGGATGTGCCCGTGCAAGGGCCGACCGACGAAGGTATGCGTGCGGCAGACTGCTGGTACGCGCAAAACGTGCTGCCGGCTCAGCCAGCATGCGTCGATTGCAAAGGTTCGCCGGTTCCCCAGTGGACCAACAACTCGATCTGTCCAGGCAACCGTCTCACCTACTCTGGACTCGGTGAGCAGGTTCGGTACGGCGGCAAATCGGTTGTGGGATTTGGCGCTCCAAGCGATCCAGCCGCTACTCTCACTCCTGCTCAGCAGGCATGGGTTGTCGGTACGCTCACGGCACTGCGTACGCTCATCGGAACAGCGTGTCCTTCATGGGTCGACTTGTCTCCGAATCTCACGGCATCACAGGCCATGAGTGGTGCTGCGATTGGGTGCTTCCAGTCCTGGTACAACGAGAACAACAAGGCATCGATGCTGCGCACCGATGGAGTGCTCGACGAGGACACTCTCTGTGCGCTTGTGCTCACCGCAGGACTACATCCAGTTGATGTCCAGACGACGTTCCCTGATCCGAACAAGCAGCATTGTCAGGCGTACGCAACAACGCCATCGGTGCCAACGGTTACGCCGTCACCTACACCGACGCCGTCGCCTACGACAGAGCTGCCATCCTGTGCGCAACTTGGCGGAAAATGCGTAGCAGTGGTCCCAGGTGCTTGTGAAAATGGCACCATCGTACCAGCTGCCTGTGGCCCGTGGTCTCAACCTATTGGTATTGCGTGTTGCATACCCAATAAGGATCAAAAGAAGGGCCTGAGCACCGTCGCAATGCTCAGCATCGGAGCGGTAGGCGCTGTCGCTGTAGGCAGTATCGTTTACGCGGCCAAAGGAGGCGGCCGTCGCCGCCGCAGGAGACGCTGAAAATGGAATACCGAGTTCAGGTTGGAGATTCTCCCGCGAGCATCGCGCGCAAGTTTAGCCTTCCGATCGACGATCTCCTCGCAGCAAACCCGCAGAAGCTGCTCAACGTCATTGCGGGAATGCGAACATGGCAGTCGATTGTGCCTGGTGAGATCGTGAAACTGCCGATCGAGATACCTCGACTAGCTGATGTGGCAAGCAAGGCTCTTGCGGCGGTCAATCCATGTGATCAAGCAAATGCTTCGCTGGTCTGTGATTTCCAGCGGTCTCTGGGTCGAACTCCAGACGGCAAGTACGGTACTGATACCGCGCACGCATTGGCGGCTCTGATACCGAGCGCTCCCGCAGGATGTCATCCGCGCCCTGCTTGGTGGGCGCCACACGGAGGCAGCAACTGCGGAGCAGTGATGATCATGCCTACGGCGTCAATCAAGGCTCTGCCACCGCTGCCGCCGGCGATGCCGGCAGTGTTGCCGGCAATGGCACCGTGGCTTGCCGGAGTACGGTTCTATCAGGTGCTCATCGGAGACTCTCCCGCGATCATCGCGCAGAAGTTTGGAGTTCCGCTCGATGCGCTCATCAGTTCCAATCCGCAGAAGCCGACCAACGTTGTTGCAGGAGTACGTACCTGGCAGTCGATCTCGCCTGGCGAGTACGTGAACGTACCGATCATCAGCGGCAGTGGCACGGTTGGCGATGAGGCGAGCGATACGGCAGCCCGAGCGCTCGCTGCGATCAATCCATGCGATCAAGACTACGTCGACGTCGTGTGCGATTTCCAGAGAGCGGTAGGACTGAACGCAGACGGCAAGTACGGAACGGACACTTCGCATGCTCTGGCGAAGTTGGTGTCAAACGCACCATCTCCTTGCCATCCCAAACCGGACTGGTGGGCGCCGTCCGGACAGAGCAACTGCGCTACAGCAGCAACCGTTGCTCCTGCTGCAACGGTAACGTCGGATCTGAGCAGCGCCGCTTCAGCTGCACTTGCTGCGCTCAACGCTGATCCCAACTACTGCGCGAGCGTGAGACAGACTGGATCGACGGTCAACACGGCCGTGCATGCGTTCAAATCAGCCTGGAACGCAGCCAATCCAGGCAACCGCGTGCCTATCGGTACGGGCAACTACGAGCAGAGTGTGGCGGATGCGCTTTCGAGCGCAACCTCGCAGACCGCACCATCCGGTTGCGGAGCGGCTGCTCCAGCCCCTACGCCGCCTGCTCCTCCGCCTCCGCCAGCACCAACGCCCACACCTGCAGCGGTTGCCACGCCAGCGGCTCAGGCGCTTGCAGCAGTTAACCCGTGCAAACAGGAGAACGTCGGACTGGTCTGGGCTTTCCAGCAATCGGTAGGACAGGAGCCCGACGGCAAGTACGGCAGCGATACCGCACATGCGCTGGCGGATCAGATTCCGAACGCACCGGCCGGTTGCCATCCGCGACCGGATTGGTGGGCTCCAACTGGGCAGAAGAACTTCCCAGGAGCGGCTCCCCTTCCGCCTCTGCCTCCGTCTCCTCCGGGGCCGGAAGCAATCAAGATTCAGAAGACGAAGGAAGCTGAAGCAGCGCTCGTCACGCCCACGAAGCCAGAGGGCATCGGCACGGGTACACTTGCTGTCGTCGGCATCGGAGCGGTATCGCTCATCGGCGTAGTCGCAATCGCCATGAAGAAGCCGGTTGTACAGCGTGTCTATCGCAGAGCGGCAAAGGGTGCGAAAGGCGCGTATGGCAAGGTGGCGAGAAAGGTCAGCCGCAAGAAGAGGTAGTCATGCCGCCGCGTGAAGTTCATCGAGAGAGACTCTGTTGCGGATACTCGAAGTGCGTCGAAGCTGTAATCTTCGACGATGGCTCCGTCGAGTTGACCGACAACGACGTAGAAGCTGGCTCGGTCGGCACGATCAAGATGCGTCCTGAAGCGGTTGCACGGTTGGTCGAGCTGCTGGTGGTGAAGGCGAAGCGATGAACGCTGTTCTCCTCATCTCCGCTCTAATCGGCGCTACGCTCATCTTGGTGCGTGGCACGATCTTCCGACCGCTCCAGCAGCGATTTGCGCTCTTTCGGTGCTCAATGTGCACCGGCACTTGGGTCGGATTCGCAGCCGGAGCGAGTGGAGTAGTGTCGGTAGGTCAAGGCCGAGTGATCGACACTATCGTCGTTGGAGCGGCAACCAGCTTTCTGGCGTTGGCGGCCGACGCAGTATTGCTCAAGCTACTCGGTGATCCGAGCGAGGAAAAACCATGAGAAGACATCTCAAGAACTTGAAGAACAAGAGTGGTCATTCCGAGAACGGGGCGCCTCGCCAACTCATCGACGAAGCGGCATACCGAGAATTCCAAAATCTGGTTGTCATCAACAGTGGACGACATCCATACGATCAGCACTACGACACTGAGTACAGCGGCTGGTCAAACGCGTCACGGCCAAGAGATCAGGCAATTTCGCTACGCGCTCCGCTTCCGGTCCGGTGACGGAGGAGAAATCTACATGAGACGTCATCTCACAACTCTCCGCGCCAAGCAGGGCGGATCGCAAAACGGCAACGGCAACGGCAATCCTCGTCAACTCATCGACGATGCGATGTACCGAGAGTTCCGTAACTTCGTGAACAACGCTCTGATCTGGGATCCGCAGTACAGCGGCTGGTCGAACGCATCGCGACCGAGGGATTACGCAATCTCTCTGCGGTCTGTACTTCCTGCCTGACGGAGTTCTCCTAACCCTGGTAAATGCACGTGCATAACCCTATTTTTGACAGCCGACTTTCCGCGCTAGAGGCTCTAGTCCAACTAGCTCTTGCTAGGCACGGCGGAGGTGCGGGAACCGTCATCGTAGAGAACCAAGGCGCTCCGCTCGGGCCAGCTGGAACTCTGAATTTCACAGGTCCAGGCGTATCTACGGCGCTTGCGATCGGCGTCGCCACAGTCACGATTCCGGGTGGAGGCGGTTCCGGAAACAACCTTGTGACGCCTGCCGGTGCAATCACCGACACATCGGCGATGAGTGGAAGCGGCACGTTCGCGTACATCAGTGCTGCGGGAGTGGCCTCGCCCGCAACCGCTGCGGGTCCTGTCGGCAACGTCAACAAGGCGCGCGTCTTCGGCTGCTTCGAGGGAGTTGCCAATCAACTCACTGTTGCGGGCGTCATCAACGACGCCCAGATGGATGGCTCAGGTGCGCCAGCCGCAGGTGACCCTCTCTACCTCTCTACAACGGTGCCTGGGAAGTTGACCAAGACGGCTCCCATCACAGTTGGACAGCAGGTATCAGAGGTCGGGATCTGCCTTGACCCCACACTATACCCTGCAAGCGTCAAAATGCTTTTGCAGGTCAAGCTGGTAGACCAGCTCTAGGAGAACCTCGATGGCTCGATTCAAATACAATGGCGAAGGTGTCAAATTCCCAGGCGTCACATTTGGTCCCACGCTCTCGATCATCTTCCACACAAGGAGTGGACAGAAGATCAAGTTCGACGCGCCCAACCAGACAACTGGTTTCGTCGTCGGTCAGGACATCCTCGTCAATGCGCAGGATGCTCGCGTTCTTCGCCATCTGCGGGCCGATCCTCGCTTCACCGAGATCATCCCCACTCCTTCCACTCCACCCACAACCATCACTGTCTGAACCACCTGCGGTCTTGCACCGCACTGTAAACCGTAGGGAGCAAGTATCATGGCAAATTTCAGAGCATTGACCATCGGCGGCGCTGGCGCTGCAGGCCAGCTTGGTCAGATCAGCAGCAGTAACTATCTGCTCGTCGGATCGGGTATCGACATTGATTCTCTTACCGGTGGCATCCTAACGGTCGGCGACAGTGCTACGCACAACGCCACGTCGATTGTTATCGGTGGCGCAGCCTCATCGATCACCGGTAGCGCTCCAGGGTCTGCAGCTCTGACTCTCGGCAAGACCGCGACCCTCACAGAAGTTCTTGGTGACTTCAGGGTTGACGGCGCCGAGACGGTGGTGGGTATCACCACGCTCAACAACACGCTCCAACTGGGGGCAAACGTCTCAATCTCCTACACGGCTGGAACAGGAGGCTTTGACGCAAGCCTAGGAACAGGCGCGTTCCTGACAAGCACAGGTAACGTGACGATCGGTGGCGGGACGAACAGGATCAATGTTGGCTCCGCAGCTGGTGCGCAGATCATCAACATCGGCAACGATGCGACCACTGGCATCAAGACCATCACGATCGGCGCGAACGGTGCAAACCCGTCCTTGGTGTACATCAATGGTGCGGCGACATTTGGTGGCACCGGACTAGCGCTCACTGTCACCAACAACGCTCAGATTTCCGGTAATGCGAAGATCGCCGGTATTCAGATCGGACCAGGCAACAGTATCGACACCCTAGCGGCTGGTACACTGGTACTAGGTGCCGCGACTGCCACTGGCGTCACAATCGGCGGTGCAGGATCGACTGCCAACGTCACCGTCGGGCGTGGCTCCGGTACTGTCTTCATCGACTCGTCGGCTGCTGGCGCAACTGCGATTTCGATCGGTACCACCGATGGAGCCAGGATCACGATCGGCAAGACGGGACTAGCCGAGACGGCCAACGGTGACTGGACGTTCAACAACAACGTCACAGTCAGCGGGACGTTGACGGCAACCATCGCGAGCAACAACAACGTCACGGTAGCGTTCGACTCCTCGGCATTGGGGTCGTTCGTGGCTGGGCAGTTCGGAGCTGAGAATACAGGAGTGGACTACACGCTCGTCAAGACAGACGCGACAGCGATGGCTACTAGCCAGCTCGTCGGCGCAGTCAAGACCGTCGGTGTCATCGGGACGGGACAGACCTACTACGGAGGTGTTGTCCCTGCGGCATTCTTCACCGCAACTTCCGCTCCGACACGGAATGCTCCTGCCTATCTCGCACTGAGCACGGAAGTCGCGCCCACGGGAGCCACAGCTGCTGGAAGTCTCACAGCCACGGCGCCTAGTGCAGTTGGTCAGGTCGTGGCTCTTGTCGGCTACGTCGTGGGCAACATTACCCCGCTGGCCTCTGGGTGGACCGCCGACGTCATGCTGCGTCCCTCGGCTCCGATCCAGCTCTAGCCTCCAGACATCTCTAGCGCTATCTTGGCGGACGTAACTCAGGAGGCCCCCACCATGAAGAAGAACGGAGTTCCGTCCGCCACCGCTAAGCACTCTCTCAGCGCCGAAGATGCTGCAATTCTGCGGCAGCTTGTAGGCCCTGTGGACGGGCACAAGGAGCGCCTCTCCCAGCTCTCCTGCCAGATCCGTCAGCTCGAAGTAGAGCGCAGCGCAATCGTGGACAGCCTGATTGCTACCCAGGTCAAGACCACAGAAATCTTGCAGGGCGTCGCCAAGAAGGCCGGAATCGATCTCGCTACCCAACGCTTGTCTTTGGACCTCGGAACGATGACCTACACCGTGGAGGAGGCAACGGCGACCGCTGCACGAAACTAGCTGATCCGGAGACCAGCGGTGGCAGTACGTTGAAGAGGTTTCTCTATGTCCAGCACTGCACCGATCGTACTCAAGAACGGAATCCCCACCGTCGGCCCATGGATTGCGGTTGTTTTCAATGACGCTGGAGGCGTTTCTGTCAAGTCAAACCTGATCGCAGCGAGAGCAACTCATCAGGGAACGATTGACAACACAAAGACTGGCATCGTTCAGCTTGGTAATGACACGACCGGTAGCGCGGTAGGTGTTACTGGAAATTACGCCACCATTGCAGGTGGTGACGCGAACGGAGCAACTGGAGATTACTCGTTCGTAGCGGGTGGGCAGGGGAATCTAGCGGGAGGATATGCGGACCACTGTGAAGGTTACTCTTGCGTAGCAAATAGTGACGGTGGAAACGGTGCACATGCAGAAGGGGATTCTACGCAGGCGTTGAATGATGGAGCACATGCAGAGGGATCATCAACTTATGCCTATAGCACTGCTGATCACGCTGAAGGATTCCTGTGTGTTGCAAATAGCGGTGTCTGGGGAGCACACGCAGAGGGATATCGCAGCCAAGCTACAGCAGAAGGCGCACATGCAGAAGGACTTTCGACGCAGGGACTTGGGATCGGATCGCATGCAGAAGGCGTCGATTCTATTGCAACCTATTTCGCAGATCATGCGGAAGGAGTGAGCTGCACTGCTACCAGTAATACGTGGGGAGGTGCGCACGCAGAAGGATATACCAGCCAAGCACTCAACGATGCAGCACATGCGGAAGGGTATTCTTGTACCGCATCTAGCATAGGTTCGCACGCAGAAGGTGAATACTCTGTTGCTATCAGGGAGGGTCAGAGCGCTCTAGCGAGTGGAGACTTTGCAACAGCCGGAGACGCGCAAACCAGCCAGCTTGTGTTTCGAGGCGGTACTCCAGGTTCAGTAGCCAACGAGAATGTGCCTCTGTACTACGGAAGTAGCAGTACAGTCGGAATCTCTCTGGAGAACGGCAAAGCCTACGAGCTGCGCGTCACCGCAATCTGCGGCGCTGTCATTGCTGCAGCTCGCTCGTGCCGACGCCTGGAATATGTACTAGCTGTCCGCTGTGATGGAGGAACGGCAGTGATTGACGGGGTGAGCGCAAGTATCAACTCAGTCGGTAGCGCTGCAACCGCAGCGTTCAATCTCCAGTTCACCGTCGCAACAAATGTACTCACCATCACCTTCTACACCGGAGTGGGTATCACTGCTAAGACTGCCGTAGAGTGCCGTGTTGAGTTTGGAGAGGTCGTTTACCCATGATCACCATCAATCCTCCCGTCACCAAGCCATACGCTCCATCCACGCAGCCTATCGCTGCCGTGAAGGTAGCGCTCTACTGCGATCCCAACATCCCTCTTTGCCGGATGCAGATCGGCTTGCTCACTGCCAGTGGGGCTCCGGTGATGGTTGACCGCAGCCAGATCCCGCCCTTCGACGCAACCGCGCAGACGGCCTTCCTGGCGACGACTGCAAACGCAGGCGAAACTTTCGTAGCGTGGATGCAGCGCGCTATCCTGCCGTACCTGCTAAGCGCGTATGGGCTGACTGGGATCGTCTCCTGACTGGAGTGTATCGTAAATGGACTCCAATCCTTTGGTTTTGCGAAGCGGGATCGTCACTGTTGGAAATGATCCCGGCAGTCCGTTCAAAGAGATTGCGAAGGTGATCTCTGTTGTGGACGCAACCACAACAGAGGTTATTGTTCAAATCACAACAGGAGAGTATGCCACACTTCAGAGTGGAGAAGTGGTTCTAGCCACCGCAGGCGGGTCCACACTCACACTCAGCGATAGTTCGCAGTCCACCATTTCAGACGCGCTCGGAAACCTATGTGGTGTCGCAACTACGAGCAACGGCGCTGGAATGAAAGACTCGCTTGGAAACTTTGCCGCAGTAGGGTTCGGAACGGATGTCTACCTGCTAGGAGTCAACGGCGAGTATATGGAGTTTGACTCCGTAGGCGACATATATCTTGCCGATTCGACAGGTGACCAATTCAGCTTGGCCAGCGTATCTGGTGGGACGGTCACGGCAAGCGATGCGGCTGGCGATTCACTTTCGCTGTCCAGTGGTGATGCGGCCATAACAGCGGATTCTATCTCCCTGAATGCGGCAAGCACGCTTGGTTTTTTCAGCGCTACACCCGCAGTGCAGCAATCAGTGTCCGCCTTGACGAATAACATCACCCCAGGCGGAACGACAGGTACGCTGGACAACTGGACCAGTCTCACGGTCTACGCGACAGACGCAGCGGCAATCCGTAACGCGTGCTATCAGCTTGGACTAGAACTTTCTGAACTACGAAACGCGATGCACGCGTATGGGCTCTGTTGAACCTCGTTGAAAGGAAGATGACTATGGCCGTCGTTACGAACACCGCGCCCGTTCAGATGCCTGGTACCGCTGCCCCTACTCCGCCAGTGGTGAGTTACATCGTGACTGCCGCTCGTGCAGTGCCGACTCCCCAGGGCTTTCAAGTGGTTTACGCGATTGTCGCGAAAGCCGCAGACGGCTCGACCGTCAACCCGCCGATGGGTTGGCAGATTCCGGCCGCCGTCGCCACAGCTTTGCAGGCAGCCGTACAGAGTGCGCTGGATGCGGTGGGCATCGCGCAACTAAAGCCCGTGCTGCAAAGCGTGGGAGGATACAACGGGGGATAGGACCGGCACTGAAGGAGATAACATGTCTACTCCAACGATCAGACTCAGGAATGGAATCCTCACAGTAGATTCTGTCGTTGCGAGTGGTCCGGCTGCATCACGTCCTGCGGCAACGGGCTCCGGTGTGCTCTACTTCTGCACGGATCTGGCAGCTCTCTACTTCGATAATCCAGCTACGAACAGTTGGCAGCAGTTTGCGACGGAGAGTATGCCCGCTCCAACTAACCTGGCACAAGCGCCTACACCGCAATAGGGCTAGCCCTCTCTCTCAACAAGGTGATGCAGTTCATGCGGTACAACTGACGAACACCACTACCAATCCCTTCGGTGCGGCTCTCGTAGCAGGCTCTCTTCCGCAAGGTTCCCCGTGGGTTGTGACCTTCGAAGCCACGTGGTGCAATGTTGGTGTGGGAGGTTTTCCTGCGTGCGGAGTATGCGTTGCTGACGGTACTGTTGCGGGTACTTCGTATGCCTACTGGCTCGGTCCATACAGCGACCGAGACGGAGGCTCCGGAGGAATGCACGCGTGCCGTTCCAGGCTGCTAGACGGCAATCGAACAAACAGTTACAACGAAGTAGCTCCTAACGTTCTTGTTCCATTCGCTGACGGCTCAGGACGGATTCACCTTCGGCTGCTAAACGATAGCGTCAATCTGCACTTTCAATTCAGCAATGACGGTCTGTATTGGATGGATTGGACGTGCCAAACCACACCATCCAATCTAACCAATTACGGATTCATACTGGGAACAGAAGACGGTGGAGGCAACGGCTATGGACAATGCACCGTTTTTCAAAACAGGCTTACGACGCTTACTGCGGCACAACAGAATGTAACGTCCTGCCAGCAACCTGTAGGCCCTCCTGTAATTGTGGGTGTTGCGTCAGTTGCGAACTTCAAACCAGGCGACGTAGTATCGCTGCAAGGTATGGTGTATAGTCCTGGGGTAGCGCCAAACACGAATACTGGAAATTGGTTTTTCGATAACACAAATACATGGGGGCGCGGTATTCTCGTGACTGCCGTGGACTACGTAAACAATCTTCTTACTCTGGCCTGTACTGGCGGTGGGGGTGTGGGAGGAGCAACGTGGTCAAGCGGAGGAGTTATCACTCTACTCTCACGCTAGACAGTCGCCGCTATCTCGATAGCTCCTCGACCAGCGTGGTTTGTAGCGCTACGCAAACGAGAAGGAAAGGTAGCCTTGACTTTATCGGCTGTCCAGCGTAATACGCCGACATGCCGAAACTGCTACGCATCCCAGACTGTGACATCGATGGCTTCGGTGGCGCCCTTCGATGGGCTCGTGAACAGCGGAAGCTGTCGCTACGAAACGTCGCTGATCAGCTCGCTGTCTCGCCAAGCTACATCTCCGACGTAGAGCTTGGGCGACGGTCAATCGATCCCGATCGGCTCGGAACCATTGCCAAGATGCTCGACGTCGATCTGGGCGACTTGGAGCGTCGCTACCTCGACGATTGGTTCACCTCGCACGCCGCTATCGCCGGCATCGTGCGACGGCATTGGAGGCCACGATGACTGACGAGAGCAAGCGGTACGTCGGTGCTGACCGACCGGCGATCGACGACGACATCGACAACTACCGACGCGACGGTCAAGGACTCGATAGCGAGATTGTGGAAGAGGCGCGCAAGAAAGCGTGGGCAAAAAAGTACAAGCCATGCGCCGACTGCGCACAAGCTCGGGCAAATGGCGCATGGGCCGATGCGATCACCTGTCGCGCTTGCGACGGAAAAGGCGCTGTTCGAACGCGCGAGAGCTGGGTCTGTAACCGTTGCGGCGGTTGCTTGTGCCCATCCGTTGAGTCCCTCAACAGGGAGATTCCGCACGGACTGGTCGACGTAACTGTGTCCGGTGGTTACGACTCACCGGCTTTCTCAGACGGAACCACCTATCAGTTCTCGATATGCGAAACGTGTCTGCGAGCGCTGTTCGACGGATTCAAATTACCTCCGATGATCAGCGACTACATGGATGGCGGAGCGACGGAGACGTACGCAGAAGAAACAAGGAACCTGCTACGTGCACGCGAGGCAGAAGTTGAGCGGGAGGCAAAGCGTAGCGCACTTCACGAGCAGCATCGCTGCACCGCAACATTGGAGAATAGTCAGTTCTGCGGCGCTCCTGGCGTACTGACAGCCGTTTCTTATCGATGCAGTTGGCATCTGTGCACACAGCACTCGCATGACGCATTCGTATGGCAACACGCGGTGGTTGCTGGGCTCTCTTGGGCAGACCGCGTGCAAATTGGACGGCGATACCTAGACGCCTTTGCGAAGAGCGAACGTATCGAACCCGCCAACGAGCATGAGACATCGATCTTCATCTCGACTCTCTTCCCGCTCGTAGCTCTGCCAGCAACAGCGGAGCAAGCCGCCACAGAGCTAGCGCGTCTTTCTTGCGCGGATCCAGGTACGATTGACACATGGGTCTCGTTGCGAGTTGCAGCAAACTTCGCTCCTGGGAGCACGGCCGCTGTGCAAGCGAACGCTTGGCTAGCCTGGGGTCGACGAGAAGGCTACTTGAACGCCACCGCTGCCGCGTTCCTCGGCTACTCGCCAGAACGGATGTGGTCTTTGGAGGCAAGACATGAACATAAATGAAGCTCTATCCAACGCACGTCAGGCCGCAACCAAGAAACCAAGCCTGAAAGCTTACAAGCAGCTTCGTGACGCTTTCAACCGTCTCGACTCTGCATTGTCGACCGGCGACGAGCTACCGCTCGCATGGCATCTGGTTCGAAAAGTTGGCGCCGTCGATGCGGAAAGCATTCGAGCCAATCGAGAGAATCTCGAAGCAGTGAACCGTAAACGTGCAGGCGAGAAGGGCGTCATTCTCAATGAGCCAGATGTACTCCTCAAATACGAGGAGATATGCAAGATTTGGCCTGTCAACACGCTCATCATCATCGTGAAGCGTCTAACTAGCACGCCAGCTATATGGACGATCACAAGCAAACCGAAAACTGCGACAGAGCTGTATGCCGAGATCAAGAAGATACATGGTCGACGAGAGGAGACGACCTACGAGGTGATCTTCCGTGACTCTTTCAAGAAGGAATCACGTGGACAAGGAAACCTCATCATGCCGAGCACGATTGAGGAGTTCTCTCCTCCGCCTGGTACTTCGCCGGATTTCGCTGCACTCCTGGAGTGGCAGCGCCATTTGATGGCACTATGGCAGTCGGCGACGCAAGCAACGCAATATACGCAGCCAAAGGTAGTAGAACGATGGGGCGTCTGGTGCTGGGCAACCACAGGCACATTTAGGAATCAAGGAAGCTGGTTGACGTGGGGCAACCCACCACGAGGGGACTGGACAGGTACCAAGGAAGAGGCCGAAGCCGAAGCTGCCAAATTCTCTACCAGAGACGATTTGAAAGCTGAGGCGCGTCCATGGGTGCCCATTGCGTTACAGCAAGCCGCGCCAATCGCTACTCCGATGCAGGCACCTCCTCCACCGCCTGGGCTGAGCGCGGGAGAGTGGCAAGGTCAGATATGGGCACTTTGGGAACAGCTCGCTGCAAGAGGCGCGTACGTGCCCATCTCACCGTCACCGAAGAGTAAGCCTTGAAGAACGCCAAACGATCGCCAAGCGGACTCAAGCTGCACGCCATGTCTCTCGATGCTGCGGGTGATCCGTCGCGTACAGCGTGACTACTGGCAGCGAAAGCCGAACTTGAAGCCGTGGACGCAAACAATGACGCAGCTTTTCGCTCGGGCATTGCTGAGGTTATGGCATGCCTCGCCAACGCTTGCCGGCCACTCTTGAAGGACAAGACACGAAACGTCGTACAGCGATTTCTAAAGGACATTGAGTCGTGAGAGCTGCATTCATGCTAGAGCTGCATTCGTGCGTGCTCTCACTCCGTGCGGCTACGCTGCTTACAAACCCAAGCGCCAGCGATTGAAGCGCGTACGCATCCATCTCAAATGCAAGCGACCAGGCGACGACGAGCTTGGATTGTCGGCGCCGTCAGACGCACCCAAGTGCTGGCGTTGCGGTCAGCCGATCAACGACACGGCAGTTGTCCTTCAACTCTTGGACTACGGCTCGAACGGATGCACGCGCCAGTAGGCAAGCGCAGTCAGCATCCGATCACGGCTGCGTCGCTTAGCTCGCTCACTCTTCCACGCATAGCCGTCGGTGTACTCGGCCAATCGCTCCTCGATGGGCTGCCCGCGCGTCACACGAAAACTCTCGTGTACCATCTCTAGCGCGACACCCGTAGCTCCCATGTAGCTCCAGCAAGCGCGATCGTGATGACGTTGTACCTGGAACAGCGACCAGCTGCGGCCACCATCGCCGCCAACCACGCAGTCCGCCACCTCGCCAACGAAGCTCGACTCGTACCGAGCGGTGCTCACCAGTACCAGGCCAGTGAGTGCTCTCGCCTCTACCTCGGTGCGCACCGGCAACGGTAACGGGCGCACGTATGGCTGAGACACTCCCGTCGCAATGTCCTGCGCAATGAGCGCGTAACGCGCCTCGGTGACGTCTGCCTGCTCGACGGCGGCGTGGTTATCGATTGGGTAGATCGCCTTCATGGCGACGACTAGATACAGAGCCAGCTTGTTCATCATGGGATCGCACCCTATAATCGAAGGCGTGCGTCGTCCATGGAAAGCGTTCGTTGCGGCTCTAGGAGCGATGGCTGCCGTGGGCCTCGTCACGCTTGCCAGTCGGCCAGCACGAGCTGCCACTGTACCGAAGCCAGAGCAACGTCGACGGCGCATTGCGCTCATCGGCGACTCGTACGCGGTAGGACTCGGGCCGGAGCTGGCGAAGCTCCTGGTAGACAGCGACTTTCAGTACGAAGGGCACATTGGCGAGAACACCGCACAGGCGGCCGTCAACATTCCTTCGTGGCTTGCCAGTTTCCGGCCTGACTTCGTACTGGTTTCACTCGGAGTTAACGATGGCTGTACGCCGAATCCTGCAAACTACCATGCTATCGTCAGAACGTTGCGTGGGCTCAACGCTCACATCGTTTGGATCGAGCCGCCAGCCAGAGTGTATGGAGGTGGCACATCGGCATGTCCGGATGTACCCAAAGTGCGGGACACAATCCGATCGCTCGGCGTGCAGACCGTAACGACGACGGTACTGCCTGGTGTCGACGGACTTCATCCAAACTATGCACCGTGGGCTGTCGATGTAATACGAGCAATCACATGAGTCTGTTTATCATCTATTGCCAAACAAATACAATAAACGGCAAAAAGTACGTCGGACAGACAAAGCTGTCAATCGAACGTAGATGGCGAGAGCATGTGCTGGACGCTAAGCGTGGCGATGGATGTCGCGCAATCGGCGCTGCCATCCGCAAGTACGGTGAACAGGCTTTTATGGGTGAAGTCATTGGTCACGCCGACTCTCAGGTAGAAGCAAATTTACTAGAGATAGAGTGTATTCGTCGTGTGGATTGTCGTTCGCCTCGTGGATATAATCTGGATGCTGGAGGACGTACTCATATCGAACGTCATCCTGAGACGCTTCGACTTATGGGTGAAAAGACACGTCAACGGATGCTTCAAAACCCAGAAGCCAGGTTCCGACTTGCACGATGGAATGCTGAGAATACTACGTTGGAAATGCATAGAGAGCGTGGTAGGCGCACTTATGAAGCGATGACTGCAGACCAGATCAATCGACTTCGATCTGGTAACGCAGCTATCACACACGAGCAGAGAATCGAATGTGGCAAGCGAGCTTACAAATCGATGACTGTAGACCAGATTGCTCGGCTTCAGGCCAGTAGTGCGGCAGTAACACACGAGAAGAGAAGCGAATCGGCACATGCATGGCAAGCCAAACTTACACCGGAACAGCGTTCAGAGAATAGTAAAAGGGCTGCTGCCAGTCTTACTCCTGAAGAACGAAGTAACATAGCTATACGCCGACAAGCTGCAAAGTCTCCAGAAAAGCGGCGTGAGCAAGCTCTCAAAGCATGGAACACAAAACGAAGATGCCTAAATGGAGACGATCGTGCCTGACTTGTCCTGCTCTCCGAACATACATACCGCATTCAACTTCTTCGTAAGCAAGGGGCTACGCGACTTTCAAGCTGCCGGCATTGTCGGTAATCTGATGCAAGAGTCCGGTATCAACCCAAACAAGTTCCAGTACGGCGGAGGAGTTGGACGCGGCATTGCTCAGTGGACAGAGAGCGACCGTTGGCAGAATGTGATCGCCTACGCCAGACAAACGGGACGTAGCGAGTGGTCACTCAACCTTCAACTCGACTTTCTATGGCACGAGCTTCAGTCCAATCCATCATTGGGACTTGACGCGATCAAGTCAACCACGACACTAGAAGCTGCAACCGTCGCTTTCCAGGGTGGACCTGGCTGGGGTTTTGAGCGATGTGATCCAAAGAAATGCGAAACCGAGACTCGGATTACGTACGCCAGAAGAGCACTGTTTGGCTGCTCGGCCATCGTGCCTCCGCGTCCCCAACCACATCCACCAGCTCAAGTCATCATCACCGGCGTGCTCTTCACGCTCAGCGCACTGACACTCGCGGCCGCCGTGGGGTATGTCGCTAGCTGGGAACTGGAGCGAGCGCGATGAAAGTCTTCCGAATCATTCGTCTGCTTCTTTCAATCTACGTCATCGCATGGCTCATCGTGACGCCTGCGTCAAAGTTGGGCGGCCCGTGGTGGGCATGCTTTCTGATGGTATGCGCCTCCATTTGGCTGATTGAGGCCATAGAGGCTCTGAGGCGGCGGTGAGAAAGTTTCTTGCGATCAGGAAAGTTTCTTCTGCCTGCATGCCGTGTAACTACTCGTAACCTCTTGTCGATGGCTGGCCGCATTCTTGCGATGCCGGTCTGGCATGGTCGAGTACGAGTGGACATCGGGACGCTGTCCCTGCTGCCGCAAGAGAACCGAGATCGTGCTCGGCGTTCTCCTGAACGAGACCGCACAGGGATGGGACAACTGGCTGTCGCAACCGGTAGCTGAGCGCTACGCACGTGAAGGTATCTGTCCATGGTGCGGACGTCGCACGACGACGCCAACACGCACGCTTCTCGCTCGGTTCGCGCCAACCCTCAAGCGCAACGAGAGGAGCTACGCATGACGTACATCGTTCTCTGTCGCGGCGACGTAGACAACGGCCGTGAAGGCGAAGAGCAGGGCCTGTATGGGCTCGGACCGTATCAGCTCGCGACGCGTACCGTATTCGCAGGACGCGACGCTGCCGAGGCGTACGCAAAGACGATCGCGAGCTGTCGTGAGCCCATCGTCGTAGCGTTGCCGCTTGCGGAGCTGCGTGTTGGCGAAGACCGAGGCCGGCTCGACTACTGGGAGAGCAAATGAAGCGCTGGCATCACAAGGCTGCTTTGCTTGGTGCACGGCTGGAGCTGCGCGAGTACAGCGACGGCAAGTGGAGTTGCCACTTGGTTCCGATCGATACGCCTCCAGAGCCCATCTTGCGGCCGCGTACAGCGCTAGAGCACGCTGCTTTTCGCGACGACGCGATCCGCGCAGCACTCGCCAGTTATGCTGCGGGCGGCATGTACCACCGGTTCGGCGAACCGATCTTCCGAACCTATGCTGAGTCAAGTAAACTCGGTGGATGATTTACCGCAACGGTCGCCCTGTTCTCGGCTTCTCACTCGGTGACGCTTCTCTCACGAGCGACTGGACCGACGAAGACCTCACAGCCTTTCTCGACTTCTGCCAGAGGCTAGGAATCGACGATGAGACCGTGCCGTTGCGCGTCTGGGCCGCCGAGTCGAACAACCGTCCCAGGGCAATCGGCCCAGGCTACGCCTCGGGTGTCTTCTCGCTCACACCGTCAGCGGCCAAATCGATCGGCTACGACGTCGTGAGTGATCCGGACCTGTCTCACTTCCGGACTCTGCCAGTCAGAGAGCAGCTTCGATGGGCTGAGCGACACTACGCGAAGCGCAAAGGTCCGATCCACACTGTTGCTCGCCTCTACACGCATAACTTCCTGCCGGATCTAGTGAATCGAGCCGATAACCCTGACGCGATTCTCGTCAAGCAAGGTGATCCGGCTTACGACAGCAACTGGACAAGGTTTGACGTGAAGAGAGACGCGGCAGGTCGCCCGATCCCAGATCCGTTTGGCACTCCGCAGCCGGACAAGGGTTTCATTCGAGTCGCTGATCTGGAGGCTGCCGCCGAACGAGCAACGGGGCCGAGAACGAACGAACTCATAGAGCGAGCAACGGCTCTCAAGGAGAGTAGCTAGACCTCGCTTAAGTTGCTAGTCGCCGGCGCGGCGGACGGTTCTCTTGCAGATGGTCTGCGAGGGGACACTCTTTTGGAGGTGCTCTCCGTGTCGACGCCGGCCTACTTCAAGATTGCGACAGAAGCAGCTGCAAAACAGCCGACGTGTCGTCGATAGGCTTCCCACAACGCCAGCACTTGTGCGGATCCGACGGCGTCGACAGCCCGAGTACGTCATCGTCGGGCCGCTGGCAGTTTAGGTGTACACGCACTCGCCGGAATCGCTGATAGCAAGGCTTGCTTGGGACAAGGGAGCCGTGCGGTGCGCATGACCACTGCCATATCACTGGATCTGACTACGAACCAAGAATCGCGTTCAGTCGTTCTGTCGTGATGGTCCACAAACGATCCGACGTAATACGACCAAGCCATGCACGTGCTTCGCGCCTACGAAAACTTGGAGGTAGTGTCAGCTCAGGTAGAGCTGTAAACAACCTGGTTCGCGTCGGCGACAAGTACAGAAAGTCGACGAGAGCCTTTTCTGGCGTCGCCATTTTGATCCCCGAGTGGGGATCGACGGTAAAACCACCAAACAGCTCTGGCTGAACGTGATGCACGCTGTACGTACCAACACCCGTGTCAATGCGTGACGATCTGGCAAGCGAAACGAGATACGTGATCTCAGGTATCTGATCGATCATTCCGTGCTGATGAAGTGCGGTCTGAAGTGAAATGTAGCTTGGATATGGAGCAGTGATGTAATCAGCCAAGACAAGTGGATCGATGCGCTCTTGTAGCGCCCAGAGACCTTTACGGACTGAGGTAATGAGACCTACCTCTACGAATCTACGTAAAGCGTGACTGGTCGCCGGCACCGACATACCGGTTATAGATGCCACATCTGCCGTTGTTACGACGGCAAGCTTCAAATCTCGCAGACGTGCAAGAATCTCCGTGGACGTCATAGCGCCTCTTCAAGAGTCGTAATAACTTGCAGTTGAATTGCACTCCACGCGTCAGTCGTACCGTATGTCGGCGCCTGATCTGGCACGAGATAGCTCACGACCTGCGCCAGGTAATCCGAGTAGCTCACCGATGCAGCACAATCAATCGCTTCTCGCACCATATTACGTACAGGAGCTAGGGCTGTCGCATCTCCATCTGGCTGCGAGAACAATGTTGCCAAGTCAAAGATATCGCGCGCCTGTGTGGCGGCTCGCCCAACCAGCGCGCTGACCTTCTGTCGGATGGCCGCAGGAACGCAATAGTGAGGTGCGACAAAAGGCAAAATACCATGTGTTCGAGCTACGCTAAATGCGATCGTCTCTACCACCGACGCGTCTGTCTGTGCACGCCGCGAAAATTCGATCTTGGTGTTCAGTGACGCGGTATGACCTTCCGACGCAAGCATCAACTTCCAACGTTGCGTCGTGTCAGTTTGCTTTGGTGTGCTGATTCGTTCAATTTCGATTCCACGGCTTAGTAACGCCGATGTGAGTGGAAGCGACTGAAGAGTCTTGGAGACTCGTTCTTTGAGTGCATAGGTGGAAACGCAACCAGTAACGTCAAGATCGAGGTCTTCCGAGTACCGGATGCTTTCGAAAAAGAACCGAAGGTTACAGCCGCCTTTGATCGCAAAGGCAACCCGATTCGGTCCGGCCATGAACAGCCGACAGAACTGAAGATGAAAATGCTCAATCACTTGCTGTTGCGACGGACCTGGATGCATAGATGTAACGATACTCGATGTTGCCGTCCTTGTCAAGTCGGCGTAGTCTTGCTTACCCGAAGATCACGCGTTCCAGGCCGCCTATACGGACTAGCGCAGCGCTTGAGCACGATCTGGCTCCGAACAGCTGTCTGTAGTACGCTCCCTCACATGGAAAGCGTCTCGTTGGGCGGTCGTCCAGTAGCTGGTTTCTCGCTCGGAGAAGTTGGCGTCAGTGCGACAAGCGGTTGCGTTTGCATGCCGCCAATTCTGGTCGGAGCAGCCGCAGGCACCGGCATGGCAGCCATCGCTCACCAGTTCGGCGCTCCGCTCTGGGGGACCGTCGTGAGCGGAGTGGGCTTGGCGATCGGAACGTGGGCGGCACTTCGGTGACTAGGAGAAGAAGATGAGCGCTAGCTGGTATCTGGACGGATCGCTTTACGTATGCGTAGTGACCGGAATGCCGGAACACAATGTAGAGATCGGAGTCGGTGACACGTACGCCGACGCCGTCGCTTCGCTTGAAGCAACCCCTATCCAGAGCACTGGTCGAGACAGCGGCAAACGAGCTGCACTCCACTGGGCGTACGGTGCGGACTGGATTTCGGATCCAGACAAGCTAGAGCCAGACGATGGACCCGACCATGAGGCACTCGTCTCCGAAGTTGAAGATGCGGCAAGCAGTGCGGCCGAATGGGAAGGATGGGAATGGTCTCACGATCCTGGAGGCATTTACACAGAAGGTCCTGGTACAGTCGACGACTGGGATGCTTGGGAGAAAGAACGCTACGATGAACTGACAGAAGAAGACGTCAGAGAAGTGATTGGCGCCGAGCCGGACGAGAAGATATCGAAGAGGCAGATCAGAGAGGCATGTGAAGGTATTGCGCAAGCAGAACGTGAGTACGGCGAAGAAGCTCAGGACGCAGCTGATGGCGCCAGAGAACTGGGAGAGCAGTGTGTTGCGGCGGCCAAAGTTGGCGACTACGCAGAAGCTCTGGAACAGGCTTCGAAACTGGAGTACGAGTATGGCGACGATCCCTCGTACGGACCACTGGTCAAGGCTTGCAAAGCGTTGGTTGATGTGACTCCATGAACGGCTACACGTATCTCCTGGAGCCCTGGCTCGCCCAGGGCAGCGCTCCACCGCCTGGCGCTCGTATGCCGTTCGACGTGGTCGTGCTCGCGGCAATGGAGTATCAGCCCGAGCTGCCAGGCTACCGCGTGATGCACGTTCCGCTCGACGACAGCGGGCCACCACCGACCAAGTTGGATCGCATGCGTATCCGACACGCAGCCCGCGACATCGCTGATCTGGTGCGCCTTCGACATCGAGTGCTCGTCACATGTGCACAAGGCCGCAACCGTTCCGGAGTTCTCGCGGGCCTTGCGCTACGTGAACTGGGGCTGCCAGGCGTCGAAGCAGCACGCCGAATACAGCTACTCCGAGATGGCCTGACGAACCCACATTTCTACGAGATGGTAGTGAGATAATCGTGATTCGAACTTTTCGCTACCCTCTACGTTTAACTGTTGCTCAAGAAGCAACACTCGATCAATGGCGTATCGTATGTCAACAACTCTACAATGGTGCGCTCCAAGAACGGCGCGACGCCTGGCGCAAACAGCGAGTCAGTATCACGCGCATCGATCAACAGAAGGAACTGACCGAGCTGCGTGCTACTGATCCCGAATGGTTGATGGTTCCGACATGGATCGAACGATCTGCACTCCGGCGTGTGGATCTGGCCTTTCAAGCATTCTTCCGACGCTGTAGGCGCGGCGAAAAACCAGGCTTTCCGAGGTTTCGTTCACAAGATCGATACAACAGCTTCGACCTTGGATCGAATCCGGTGCACATCGATGGCGATCATCTGAACATCCCAAAGCTCGGAATGGTCAAGTTCCACAAGTATCGAGATCTGCACGGTAAGGTGAAACTGGTATGCATCGGCCGCTCAGCGCGTGGCTGGTCGGTGAGTTTTGTCTGCAATCTAGGCGAAGCACCAGCGAAAGTGCCGGTGCAAATCGATAAGGTTGTCGGCATTGACGTCGGGCTCGAAGCGTTTGCTACGCTCTCGACAGGCGAGCGCATCGAGAACCCGCGCTTCTTCCGCAAGAGCGAAGAGATGCTCGCTCGTCGGCAACGATCGCTTGCTCGTAAACGTCGTGGTAGCTCCTCACGACGACGAGCAAAGCAGCTTATCGCTCGTGTTCACGAACACATTCGCAACCAGCGGCTCGACTTTGCGCGCAAGCTAGCTTGTGTGCTATTTGATCGTTTCAACTTGATAGCTTACGAAGACCTGGCCATCTCACGCATGGTGCACGGGAACCTAGCCAAGTCCATCTATGACGCTGCGTGGGGTATTGCCATCCGCGCGCTCAATTCCAAAGCGGAAGAGGCTGGGAAATGGAGCGTACCGGTGAACCCATACAGGACGTCGCAACGATGCGCGCGATGTGGTGCGGTCGTAAAGAAGACGCTCGCCGAGCGAACGCATTCGTGTTCATCGTGCGGCTTCGTCACGCATCGGGACCACAACTCGTCGCTGAACATTAGAGCGCTCGGCTTGAGCGCGGTGCAGTTAACCGAAGCTTTCAACCTTAGAAGCGAAGCCGTGGTAAGGTAGCGCCATGCACGAGAGCATCTTTCTAGGCGACTGTCAGGTAACTGGATTCGACTTCGGCGTAGGCTTCAAGTTTCAGCCCTGGAAGGGTGCGGCCAGAATCCTCAAATCCGTGAATAGACCCTTCGAGGGCGCTGAGAGATGGGCAGGTCATGCACTTGCGCCGCTCAGGCCGATTGCCGAGTTCTATAAGCGAGCCACAACGCTCGGTTTCGGTGCCGGAGACATCGTATTTCACTTCGCCGAAGGACTCGCGCAAGGAAAATCTGTCAGCGACGCAATGCGCCACAGCTTGAACGAAACTCGACAAGACGTTCTGGTTGTAGGTCCCGTCGCTCAGAGTGTCGTGTCAGTCGTTCCGGGTATTGGTACTGGCGTGAGCATGGCGATCGGTGCTGGAGTCGCACTCGCTAACGGCAAACGCATCGACGATGTGTTCATAGATGCCGCTGCGGGAGCTATTCCAGGCGGTCCTGCTGCACAGGCTGCGGTGAAGGCGGGCGCAAAAATTGGTGCCGATCTACTTGCCCACAGGAGCATCGACACCGCTCTATTGGATGCAGCAAAAACGACAGCGATCAACGCTGGCTCGGCTATCGGTGTGCCGTCCGCTGTAACATCAGCTGCATTCGATGCGGGTATTGCGCTTGGACATGGTAAGAAGATCCAGGAAGTTGGTCTGGACTTGGCGCAACGCGCTCTATCGGAAGGCGCAAAAGCTATTGGAGTTCCAGCTCCCTCAGACATAGCAAAGAAGATTCTATCTGATGCCACCAAGTCAGCCGGAGTTACCGTTTCGATCCCAAATCTGCCTATTGGACTACGGAGCATTCCCATGACGACAACTACGACTCACGGATACAACAACTACGGCATGGGCGCTCCGCCGGAGCCTCCGCCAGCTCCTGTCGCTGCTCATCCTGCTTCTGCAACGCACGCTGTCGCGCAAGATGCTGCACA